TGCCGCTGTCGATTCTCGGCGTCGTTGCCTCGGCGTTGCCATCGGCGGCGGCCATGATCTGCGCCGAGACGGGCATTGCGTCATCCTCCGTTGTGTTGGCCGTCGGGAGTCGGTTTTCCGTCGTGTCGGTCATTTCGCAGTCCCTTCCAGCTTGCTGATTTTTTCGGACAATTCGCCGATCTGCTTCTGCTGCGTCTCTATGGTCTTGGTGAGATGCTTCAGCATTCCGGGGATCTCGAAGCAGATGGTGTTGTAGACGTTGCCGCCCGGTGCCGAGCCCTTGTAGCTGTATTGCATGATGCTGTCGCGGATGCGCTGCGGCAGCTCGTAGGTGAGCAGATTGTACATGTTGCCGCCCGGTGTGGCGTTCTTTCCGTTGGGCTTGTAGGCCCAGTTCCATACTTCGTCTCCTGCGTTTGACATGGAGCCTCCTTCGAGGATCTGATTTGCTTTGTCGATGATCTGCTTGTATGGCAGGCCGTTTGGCGCGAGGTCGGGGCATGAGAGGTGGTCTGTGCCTGGGATCTCCCGGTGTAGCCATACGTTGCCTTTCAGCCCGTCGTGCCACAGTTTCGTCCACCCGTACCTGCGCGCGATGTCGGCGCAGAGGCGCGCGCTTGCGTCGATGCACTCCTGGGTGCAGACCGCACCGTTGGCCATTCCTCCCTCATGCTCGATGCTGATGGTCGAATTATTCGATGCGTAGTTCGCGTCGGAATAGCTGCCGTCGAGTTCCGACACGTATTGGTGGATCTCTCCGGTCGCGCCGATGCCGTAGTGGGCCGAGGCACGGCTTGACTGGCTGGCGAACGTGGCATCTGTGCCGGCGAGGTATCCAACCATGATGTGCAAAGTGATGTGCGTGACGCCGTAGCCGTTGCGGCCCACGTAGTGGTTCGGGCTTCCTTTCCAGATGATGTCGCTCATGTTGGCTCCGTCCTAGTCGTTGAAAAGGTCTTCAGGTGGTTCCGGCGGCGGTGGCGGGTCGCGGCGGTAGATGTGGTCGATGAGTTGCCGATTCCATCGCCAGAGGCGTTGGTTGTCGGCCTGCATCTTCTGCGCGAGCCTGTAGGCTTCCATCTTGTTCTTCGCGGCGGCCGAGAGGGTGGAGACCAGTGCGCCGACGACCGCGCCGACCGCGCCGACGATGGCGATGATGAGATCCGTCACGCGTCGGGCTCCGTGTAGATGTAGACGATCCAGACGTTGAGCGCGGTCGTGTTCGATGCGCCTTTGCGTACGATGATCTCGGATGGTGTGACCGTGACTTCTGAATGCCAGTAGGGGTCGGTGGCGAGGTACGGTTGGAGCGTGCCGCCTTTTCCTTGGGTGATGACGCGGTAGTCCAGGAGGCTGTAGATGCCGAAGCCCGGTGGGGTGCGCGAGTTGTTGGTCAGGTTCTTATATTCTCGGACCTGCATGCAGATGCGGCGGCCGTCCACCCATTTGCGTCCGGTGTAAATCCGCGAGTTGAGTCTCCAAGTGCCGTTCCATGGCATGTCGGCGGTTCTGGTCTTGACCCATTGCGCGCCGTCCCACACATATGGGCCGTTGTCGTCGTTGCCGCCGGTGACGAAACCTGTTTGGCCGATGACGCCGGTGATCTGCCGAAGGGCTTCGAGGGTGGTCGCGACGGCCGGTTTGACGCCTTCCGGCGTGGTCCTCCGGTCTACCTGGTCAAGCGCCTGCTCGAACGTGTCGGCCATGCTTTTGAACGAGTCCGGCGCGGATGACACGAGGTCCGAGCCTTCCGGATATGAGAGCCCGTAGATGGGTGTTGTTGCTGTCATGGTGTTCCTTTCTGTCAGTCGATTGTCTGGATCATGGACAGGTCGCAGATGTGCAGGTCGAGCTGCTGCCAGCTGAGGCTGGATGGCAGGTCGTCCCATGTGATTCGTTTCGTCAGGAGCGGCCGGAGCGCGGTGAGTGTCGCTTCCTGTGTGAGTGTGGGCTTGCCGTCGCGCCATCGGTATTTGAGTGTTCCGCCGATGGTCGTGATGGGGCCGGTGAAGGCCGGCCGGCCGTCTGAGCCGGTCAGGGCCGACGCTTTGGCCTTGACGATGATGAACGGGCCGGATGGTGCCGCCTTGTACAGCCATGGAAGTCGTGCCGGGTCGATTCGTGTGCTGTTGAACGTCACGGTCTCCGGGACCATGCGCAGGTCGTTCGATTCGAGCCATTGCGCGACGTTGGCGCGGTCGGTGTCGCTGACGTTCGACGTGGCCCCGCTGTTCCACACGCCGCCTGAGTCATCGACGGCTAGCATGTCGGAATCGATGGTGAGGCTCTTCTGCGTGGCGGTCAATTGGGAGGGCAGACGGTTCTGGTCTCCCATCGTGATCTCGACGTCATCGAACGAGAGCTTGCCGTTGTCCGATTTGACGCGTTTCGCGTTGATGACCACCTGAGTCAATGGTTCGGTGATGCTCAGATCGGTCGATGCCTCGATGTCGGACGCCGAGAGCGCGTATCGTGTCTCTCCGCCGGTGAGGACGTTGAGTCGGCCGTCCGACGACAGGTGCACGGCGATCGGGTCGGCGAGGAACAATGGCCGGAGGCTTGATGTAGCGCCGTCGTAGACCTCATGCCACTGTGGGAGTCGTGGCCCGACGGTGAGCCTGTGCAGCAGGTCGAGCTGCGATGGATGGTCGGATGACGTGTATGGTGCGACGCTCGATGGCAGGGCGAGCCCGTCCAGTTGGGCTTCCGGCGCTCCCTGCGCCGAGGCCCTGCGGTTCATCTCCTGAAGGCGTGCGGCCGGCGTGCCTATCCAGTGCGCGCCGTCCCATTTCGCGGCCGTGTCTGTCGGTCCTTGGGATTGCAGGCGCTTCCACACGGCCATCCTCGATGTGGCGGAGAGTTTGAGCAGCCACCCGCCGCCGCCGGCCGGGTCGACGCTGCCGCCGGTGGACACGCTGCCGGCGAACATCGTCGTGCCCGGCGAGGCCGGCGAGTCCGGCGAGTCCGGCGAGTCCGGCGAGTCTGGCGAATACGTCTTGTGGAGCGAGTCGATGGGGATGCGCAGATCGCGCCAGGCGCCCATCGACGGCTGAAGATCTTGCCATCTGGGTTGATCGGAGAACTGCACGATCACCTTCATGCCGGCCAATGTCAATGCCTGGCCGGCGAGCCGTCCGGTGCGGTCGCGGAGGGTGAACGACATCACGGCAGGTTCGGGTTGTTCGTCGATGCTGTCGCTGCCCCACCGGATAGTGAAAGAGTCGAGGGCCGCGATGTCCTTGGCGGAGTCGTTCACCGGTGTCCAGCCGTTGCCGGTGTCGATGAACATGAAGCACTGTTGCATATCATGACCTCCTTGCGTCGTAGTCGGCCAGCAGCCGTTTGATGGCCTTGGCGGTGCCGTCCTTGTCGATGACCTCGCCGTTGATCTCCACGTTCCAGGTGTTGACCACGGCTGGCGTGGCCGTGTTGCCCTGGGCGGAGAGGTTGAGGGGCATGGCCGCGAGTCTGCGGTTGGCGCGGCTGATAGCGGTTTCCACGGAGTTGTCGAACCCGTTGTTGAGGCCCTGGGCGAAACCGGTCATGATGGCCTGGCCGGCGGGGATGAGCAGTCGGCGGTCGTAGCTGATCGGGCCCTTGTGGGCCTTGATCCAGTCGCCGATGCCGCTGATCCAGCCGGTCACGTTGCTCCACATCGATTTGAGGCCGTTGAGGAAACCGCTGATGATGCTCGCGCCGGCGTTGTACAGGATGCTGCCGGCGTTGCCGAAGAACCCGGCGATGGAGCCCGGCAGTCCACGGAACCATGAGACGACGCCGTTCCACGCGTTCCTGGCACCGTTCGCGGCCGAGCTGAAGATGCCGACGATGGTGGAGCCGAGACCGGAGAAGAATCCGATGATGCCCTGCACACAGCCGGAGAGGAAACCCGTGAAGCTCGACCACACGGCCTTGCCGGTGTTGGTGCAGGTGAAGAAGTAGGTGAGTCCGGCCACGAGCGCGGCGATGAGCGTGATGACCAGCATGATCGGGTTCGCGGCCATGACCGCGTTGAGCAGCGCCTGAGCGACGGCGGCAATCCGCATGGCGGTGGTGACGGCGGTGACGGCCGCCACGGCTCCGCCGACCGCGGCCACGAGCGGGGTCACGAGATCCGTGTTCCTGCTGATCCAGTCGCCGGCGGTCTTCAGCCATGTGCCGACCGTCTGCGCGGCCGTGGCGACGGTGTTGAGCACGTTGCCGAACGAGGTTCCCGCCGGCTGTCCGCCGGTCATCGCGTTCACGACCGCCATGATGCCGTTCCACAATGATTGCAGGCCGCCGCCGACTGACTGCGCGGCGGACTGCAATGCGGTGAACGCGCCGGTGTCCTTGACCTGGCCGAAGAACGTTTGCAATCCCTGCACGCCGTTGGTGGCCAGGCTGGTCACGGCAGTTGATGCCGCGTTGATGCCGCCCGTGACCGCCGGCTTGAACAGGTTGAACGCGTCGGTCAGACCGCCGACCACGGCGGCTTCGAGGTTGCCCATGGCTCCCTCGATGGTGCTGGTGGATGTCGCGGCCTGTTTCGCCACGTCGGTCATGCCGAGGTCCAGCAGCGCCTGGTTGAACTCGTCGGCCGTGATCTCGCCCTTGGCCATGGCGTCACGGAAGTTGCCCGTGTACGCGCCGTTCTTCAGCAGGGCCTCCTGGAGCTTGCCGGACGCGCCCGGGATGGCGTCGGTCAACTGGTTCCAGTTCTCGGTGGTGAGCTTTCCCGCTCCGGCGGTCTGCGTGAGCATCATCGCGACGCTTTTGAACGTGTCGGCGTTGCCGCCGGCCACTGCGTTCAGGTTGCCGGCCGCCTCGGTCAGTTCCATGTAGTTGCCGATGCCGTTGGCGGCGAGCTGGGCGGTGGTGTTCTGGATGTCGTCGAGCCCATACACGGTGTCGTCCGCGTATTTCCTGGTCTCCTTCGCCGCGGCCTGCACTGCCTTCGTGTCGATGCCGGCGAAGCTCATGGTGTTCATGAACTTGTCGGTGCTGTCCGACATGTTCACCACGTCGCTCGCGAAGCCCTTGAGCTTGTCCCACAGCGCGGTCACGCCCTTGACGGCCAATCCGCCGATGGCGCTGCCGAAAGCGGCCGCCTTCGTGGTGGTCTTCTCGAACGCCTTGACGGCATCATCGGCGTTGCCGGTGATGCGCACGCTCATGATCGCGCTGTGCGCCACGGTTCACTCCTTCTGTGATTCTTCCGCTTCCTTGAGCAGTTCGGCCAGTCCGGTGCCCCAATCCAGCTCGTCGGCCTCGTCCCTCCATTGCCATGGCGTGCCGCCGAAACGGCTTGCCAGGAGGAACGAGAGACGGCCGAGCGAGCCTTTGGGCCACTCGGCTAGTCCGTAGGGTTTCCCTCTTCGGGGTCCTCCTTCGCGGCCGCGAGGTCGAAGGACGCCACGGTGTCCAGCCAATGCTCGAAGTCGGGAAGATTGCGGCCGGCCATGCGCAGGGCGGCATATGCCGCGTAGGCTCCGGACCTTACGGGGGATTGGGTGATTGGCCCCCAGCCGGCCTCGATGGCGTGCGCTTCGGCCTTGCAGGTGGCGCGCATCGTGATCGGCACGAGTTCGTGCTTGCCGTCCGTGTAGGTGATCCGTGTGGTTGCCATGTCATTTTCCTTTCACTTGTTTCAATGTCTTGTCGATGAAGTCCTTGTAGACCTGCCGCCATTGGCTCTCGGTTGAGGCGACGCCGTTGTTGACGAAGAGCCGGGGCTTGATGTGGCGTGCGGGCCAGCCGTAGTTGATGGGGCCGGCGTATGGCACGGCCTTGCGGCCGGCGCGGATGACGCCGGCGCGTTTCGTCGCACCGACGCGGAGGCTGCCGGCCAACCTGCCGGTCTTGCCGCGCGGGGCGAGGTTGCGGACCGCTGGCAGTGCTATCTGCGCGGCTTCGCGGTTCACTTCCTTCAGGTCGTCCATGTCCGCGCCGGCCTTGCGCATCGTCTGCACGAAGCGTCTCTGGCCGACGACCATCAGCGCCTTGTCCGCCATCACTTGCCCTCGTATGCGGCGTGTGCGACGTTCGTGACGGCGAAACTCAGATCGGTCGTGTTCTTGGACTTGACGTCGCCGCCGATGGCGATTGGCGCGATGGTGACGTTGAAGGTCCATTGGATCTTGCCGTTCTTGTTCGGAACGAACTGGGCCGGCAGCGTTTCGCCCTTGTGGTCGAAGAGCCAGACGGCCAGACCGTCCTCGCTGAAGTCGTCGCCCACGGTGCCCTCGAACGTCCACGTGGTCGTGGTGTTCGTTTCCTCTGATCCGTCGAGGTAGGTGGTCGGGTCGTCGCTGCTGTTCGACGGGTTCAGCTGCGCCTTGGTCAGGTCGGCGCTGAAGTCCCTGCCGTTTGTGGTGTCGGTGATTTTGAAGATGCCTGGGCCGAGCGTGCGGATCTTTCCAGCCATGATTGTTTCCTTCCTATTCTGTTTCTTCGATTTCCAAAGCGTTCAATGTGACCTGGTAGGCCGCGAGCGTGCCGACTCCGGCCAGGCTCCAGCTTGCCGGTGTGGCCTTCTGCAGGTTCAGGCCCTTGTCGGCGAGCCGGTCGAGTGCGGCGAGGATGTCATCGACTGCGGATGGCTGCGTGGCCGGCGTGCCGGCGATGATGTCCAACGTCCAGACCGGTTCTGGCGGGCCCCATGATGGCCATTCCACGGTTGGCGGTTCGATGAACACCGCGACTTTGCCTGCCGTCGGGCGGATCAGTTGGGCGTCGATGCTGACGCTGCTGACCAGTCCATCGAGCATGTCGGTGAGCGTGTTCATCAGCGCGGCGCGTTGTTCCTGGATGTTCATGCGATCACCATGCCCCCGGTGAGCACGCCGGCGGCGCGGAGTTTCGGCCAGACCGAGCGGAGCGGGTCGGTGGAGATCCTGAACGGTTCAACGGTCGCGTCGCCAACGTCCATGACGCCGAGGCGGGCGTCACGCATGTTGAACAGGTCGGCGGCGCAGGAGACGATGCAATCGGCCAGCAGATCGTCATCGACGGTGGTGGTGCCGACCGCGTGCGCGACGTATCGGCGCGCCGCCGCGAGTTTGACCGTGAGCCGTTCGTCCTCTCCGGCCGGCACTCCAACCTCGTCGCGGAGCCGTTGCAGCAGGATGTTGTCAGCGATCATCATGCCGTGGCGAACTTCACCGGGATCAGGCCGTCGGCATGGGTCGTGGCCACGGCCATGTATCCGTAGACGCTGTAGCTGTTGGTCAGGCCGGTCACGTTCCCGTCCGTCAGCTGTGCGGGGCCGCCGGATTCCCAGACGGTCACGGCGGCCGGGTCGATGAAGCTGGCCAGTCCTGCGTCGGCGTTCGGCAGCAGCACGACGGGGACGCGCATGAACGTGCCGGCCACGCCGGTCAGGTCGAAGCCGCCGATGGTGTCGGTGCCGTCGCCGCTGAGGTTGAAGAAACGGTCGCCGGTGTCCTTGAGCCTCACCAGCGCCTTGAGTACGTCCTTGGAGACCGCGAGGCGGGTCAGCGACACGTTGCGGTCGTCGGCCAGCTCGGACGCGTCGATGATGAGGGACACCCAGTCGTCGATGGTCATGGATGCCAGCTGCGGGGCGTCGATCTTGTTGGCGTCCTCCGCCGCGTCGCGCTGAGCCTTGATCTCCGCATACAGGTGGTCGCGCACGGCCTTCTCGGTGGCCTTCGCGTAAGCGTTCTGCAACGCGGTGATCGCGGTGTTGAGCATCGGCGTGGTGCTGCGTTCGATGGCCTGGCGGCTCAGGACGGTGTAGCCGCCGTAGGTGTTGATGTCGGCCGTCTTGGTGCCGAAGCTGATTTTTCCGAAGGAAAGATCGGCTCCTTCCTCGGTCTGCTTGCCGACGGCGGTGGTGTCGGAGGTCACGACATGGTATTCCATGCTCATGCCTGTGGCCGGGAGCGTGTCATGTGTCAGGAGCTGGGAGACTTTGCGGCGTTCCTCGATCAGTTTGAGGTCATCGGCGATCCAGGTGGCGGTGTTGCCGGTGTCCTTGGTCGAGATCAGGTCACGGCATTCCTTCATCACGGTCATGGCCTGCTCGTCGCCACGCGCGAGTGCCTGCATGTATTCGCCGTGGCTTCGGTAGGCCGCGCCGATGGCCGCCGGCTCTGGTTTCGCGCCCATCTTGGTGATTTCGGCTTTGATGCCGCGCTGTTCCTCCTGGACGGACTGGATCAGGTCCATCAGTTCGTTGTTGTTTTCCATGGTTTCCTTCCTGTGTTCGACGGCTGGTGCCGCTGATTTGGTCATTTTCGCGTTCTGGTAGGCCGGCCAGCTCACGATGCTGGTCTCAAGCAGCCTGACCTTGCGGCGGTGGGTGATGCCGTCGCGGTCCTTCTGCGATTCGATCGGGACGAAGCCGACCGAGAAGCTGTCGAGCACGCCGTCACGGATCAGGGTCATCGCGTCGCGGCCGCGTGCCGTGTCGCTGATCCGCGCGGTGATGTGCAGGCCGTCGTCGGTGCTTTCCGCGTTGGTGATCCGTCCGATGGTCTCGCCGTGCTCGAAGCACAGTTTCGCCTCGTCAAGCCCGTCGAACGAGCAATCGCGGTCGAAGGTCTCCGCGCCGTCCCACGTGTCGATGATGTCGCCGAACGGCACGGCGACGCCCTCCACCGTCGATGCCCCGGCATCGTCGGCCGAGCGGAGCGTCAGCCCCTTCCAGGCGATTTCACGTTTCTCGATGTTCATTGGTCTTCTCCTTTCACGAGTGCCGGCAGCCCTTCCTTGCGCCTCACGTCATCGACGGTGAGGAAACCGGCCTCGATGGCGGTCTTGTATGCGCCGTACCGGTCGCTCATGTTCGCTCTTTGCGAGCTGTCCCAGTCGAACTTCGCGGTTCGGCCGCGCGGCAGCAGGCGGTTGAAGATCTCCTCGATCTCGCCGGTGTAGGCCGCCAGCGTGTAGTCCGCGAACTCGATCCAGGACTGTTCGATGTTGCTGTAGGTGAGGTTCGAGCCATCGACGGCGGCGAGCATGATGCTTGCCGGGATGCCGAGCAGACGGGCGATCTGCGTTGTGTCGAACTTCTGCGTCTCAAGGAACTGCAGGTCTGCCGGCTTCAGGGATAGCGGCACGTATTCCAGGTTCTTGCCGACTACCTTGATGTCGCCGGCCTCGCCCGACGCCTTCCATGATGCCTTGGCCTGCTGCGCGGCTTCCTGTGTGATGTTCTCTGATGTGCGCAGATAGCCCTTGAGGTTCGAGCCGTCGGTGAAGAATTTCGCTTTGTAGTCGCGCGCGAGCTGTGCGGCCTCGATTTCCTCGCGTGCCGCCGAGATGGGGCCGAGCCCACGAAGACGTCCGGGCACGTTGAGGAACTTGCTGTGCACGACGTCCTCCGCCGTGTAGTCGCGGCCGAGATAGGAGAACCGCAGATCAGGCCGCGCGGGGTCATCGCTTTCGTCCGTGACGGTCACGTATTGCGGCGGCAGCACCTCGCATGTCACGATCTCGCCCTGCCAGTCGCGCACGATGCGGGTGAACGCGTTGCCGTCGAGCACGAGCGAGGCCACGATGTCGGCGATGAAATCACGTCGTGAACGAGACACGTCCGGCTGCAACACCAACGGGCTCACGTCCGGCAGATCACGACCGCCTCGCTGCTCCACGACCGGGAGCCCGGTGATGGCCGTCTGCAACACCTGCACGCCACGGAATACCGTGGACAGTTGAAGCGGTTCGGTGGTCGAACGCCGTGCCGGCGGCTTGACGCCTTCCGGCATGTCCGTGCCGTCCGCGCCGCGCGTGAGCACTCGGCCGGCGAGCTTCATTCGTTTCCAAAGGTTCATGCCGCCGAGAATATGGCCGCGGTTCCGTCACGGCCAAAAAAACGGTGACATTCAGTGACAAACGGTGACAAACGGTGACACGTCAGAAGATTTGCAGCGCGCCGTCCGAGGGCAGGTGATGCGCGCCCCACGAGGCCAGCATGCATGATTCGATCGGCGAGGTCAGCCCTGTGCTGCCACGCCGTGTGACGCGCCACGCGTCGCCGCTCCACGTCCTTGCGCAGTTGGCCGCGCTTGCGTCGAGCTCGGCATCGGCGGCGTGGCGTATCAGCTTGTTCTGCAAACCACTGACGAATGCCTGGCCGACCGCGAGATAGTCGGCTGATTGCATGGCGATGAAGTCAATCAGCGGGTCGCCGGCTTCATCGGTCATGGATGCGAGCCGGTCGTGCAGGTCGGCGTTAGGCCCTTTGCCGTCCATGACCAGCGGCGCGTGGTAGGTGCCGCAGATTCTCATGATCTCGGCGGGTGCCATGCCGGTGCCGTCCAGGACTTCGAGCAATTGCACGGTCACGGTGTCGTCATGGTTGAGAATCGCGGCCGAGATCGACGTGTTCGTGGCATCCACATCGACGGCGGCGGCGATCACCACGGGTCGGCCGTCGATCCGGTCCGGTGTGATTGGTGTGGCCAACGTCGATTGCCACAGCTGGTCGGGGATGACGCGTTCGGCCACTCCGTTGTCGCGCCGGTTGCCGAAGGCGCGCGCCCAGCCGGCCTCGTTGCCGGCGAACTGCTCGCGGAAGTCGCGCAATTGCCGGATGTCCCAGAGAAGTCCGGCGGCGGGATGCCATTTCAGGATCGTCTGGAAGTCCTCGGGGTCGGCGTCGTCGGGGATGCCGAAATCAAACCAGCAGGTGCGGGTCGGCACGTTGCCGGCGCGGAAGGAGTCGAGCAGGCCGTTGAGAAACGTGGAATCGCTGGTGCCCTCGGTCGAGGTTATCCAGATCTGTGGCTGGATGCCGGTGAAGTGCAGGCGCGTGTTCATGGTCGGTGCCATGCCGTCGAGGATCAGTTTGCCGGTCTCGTCGTCCAGGCTGAACGCCTCATCGATGGTGAACTTGTCCATCTGCGTGCCGTGGCCGGCTACCTTGGTCACGGCCAACGGGCAAATGAAGCTGCCGTTACGAAAACGCTGCTCCATGCCGCCGTTCGACAGGCGCGGCCTGAGC